ATGTGCCCCTTCTTTTTTACAAGCTTTTACAAGCTTATGCACCGGGAGTGCCGATAACGGATCTCCAATCGGAAACACCGAACGAGTATCGCTCTCGCGCTTTAAAGCGCATGTTTCCAGTGTCAAAGTCACCTTCCATCGCAGTTTTGATGGCGGTTCTTTGAAACAGTTTGAAGCCATTAGGGGCATCGGTTTTGACAAAGAACGCATCAGTGTCTGTCAGGAAGTGGTTTACCACTGCTCCCTCTGGAAGCATACCCATAGACTTGAGTGCGTTAGTGTCATTGTCGGCAGTGCCGGGACGCAGGTTAGAGTTCAACACTCGTTCTGCGACAAATTGCAGTTCCTTTGGAATGATTAGTTTCATTCCGCGAACAGCAATCTTCAGGCCACGCTCGTCGGTAAAGCCTGCGATATCAATCAACATCTGCTCAAGAGACGTTTCGTTGAGATCAGAGGCAGTTGCCAGTACGTTCGACTGATTACCCGAAATAGACGGGTGATCGGCTGCGCACAAGGCCGAGCCGTCTCCGATAGGGTTAGACGTGCTGAACGCATTGTTCAGTACGCTTGCCGCTCGGATTTGCTTGGTTTGTGACATGGAACGTGCCAGCGCACGAGTGTAGCGTGCCGCCAACTTGTCATAGAGATTATCTTCGATAGCTTCCTCGGTGATCGAAAAAGCCAGCGCGATTGTCTCGTGCGAGTATCGTGCAGTGAAAGTTTCCTGCGCTTGGTCGAACGAGATAGCGCCGCCTTCTGATTTCACAGGGGCAGTACCGAAGCCAGAGAGCATTACTTCTTCTTCAAACGCTCGGTCCGAAGACTCCGTGTCAAAGATTTCTGCGTGCTCTTGGTCGTAACGATCATATTCTAAGCCGAACAAAGCATTTAGGCCGGGTTCAAGCTCTTTCGCCAATTGGGCGCGTGTAATAGCCATTTAGACTCTCCCGTTAAATGCCAGTTGTCGTGGCAGTGGTTTGTGAATCGAAACGCGCATTTGGAGAGTTGTAGTGTGAGTTAATTCGCACAACCAAGCCAATACCTGCGGCTGCGAAATCACTGTTGGCTTCGTCATCGACGATACCCATGATTTTCAGCGGCAGAGTAGCCGTTGTAGCGATTGATGACACTGACAACGCTGAGTTAGAGCGTCCGGTATCCGTGCTGCCCGTTCGAGCAGACGTGCCAAGGCTAGCATTCGCAAAAACACCCGTTAGAGCAGTAGCTCTGTCGGTGATTGATGCGTCAGTAGCAACTTGGAAAGTTTGCATCGGGTTGTCTGCAACGAGAGCTTTGACGGGGTGATTTGTGTCAACGCTAACGCTAGCTGAACCGGGCCAGTAGTTTAAATAAACAGGCTTCTTGCTTACTGAATCCATGTACTGAATTCCCATCAACACACCCAGCGCAGCAGTTGTACCGCCCGCCGTGTCGCCTGCTTGATCAATAACACCAGCCGAAGTAGGAACTACGATGCTGTATTGAAAAATAGCGTTAGTGTTGTTAGAGGCAATTTCGTACTCAGTAATCCCTGTTGAATTTGCGGCTGCGCCGACAAGTCCAATAGGACGAAGCCCGTAAGCGGTTTCTTGATTTGCCATGTTTTGCTCCTAAAAGCTTACTTACGAGGACCACCAAAAGTTACACGGGATTGACGTTCTGGTTTGTCAATCACCATAGTTGAGTGTGCATTCTCGCGAAGAACATCCGTTTCAATGGCTTCAGCTTGATCTGCGTTCTTTCTCTCGAAATACTCAGTTCTTTCTGCAACCGTTTCCAACGGGATTCTTGCCAGAAGCAACCCGCCAACACCAAACACGCCTTCATATTTCCCTGATTCTACAGTAGGTGCCTCAAAATCCGGGTACTCATCGCGTCGAACTAACTCGTAGCCCTCTCGCATACGAGATGAAATGTTTGTGCGGTCTTCAAAACCACGCACTTCAGCACGTATCCAACGATGTTTATACCCTTCCGGCGCAGGGGGCGCGTCTAATTTAGACGGTGGACTCCACGGTTTTCTTCTAACCTGTGTAGCCCGTGATGATTTAGCGCGGGAAGTTCTCTTGATAGCATCAATTTCATCTTTTTGATTATCCGTCATTGTCCTTCCTTCACGTATTTTGCGTACTCTTCGAGTGGCACTCCCAATCTTTTGGCAATTGTTACTTGGCTCGGGGAGAGACGAACCTTCTTGCCGCGTCCGGACGACTTGTTACGAGATACTCCCGCAACAGCTTGTCCTGAACGATTATTCTTTGGTGCATCTTCTACATCAGGGAACCTGTGTGGAAATGCATCCCTCATTCGAGAATCTAGCGCATCATAGTAATCATTGCTAGAGGGGTCAAACCCTTCATCTTGAACGAGTTTTTTGTGTAAACCGAAAGCCGCAAAGGTCATTGCGTCATCAGTTCCAAACCAATCATTCTTTTCTGCCCATTCTTCTGCTTTAGCGTCCGGGGCGGGTACTGACGGAGCAGGCTGGTATTGAGGCTGAACAAAATTCTGTTGTTCTTGTGCTTGAGCCTCTGCTTCTGCTTGCGCTTGTCTCTGAGCTTTAGCTTGAGCGTGCTTATCTGCGGCTAGCGTAAGCTGCGCTATGCGTTCTTGCGCTGCCATCTGCCGCTCTACGTCGCCAGTTTCAATGGCAGTTTTTAGCTCTTCTTTGGCTCGGGTTTGCTCAGAAACTACCCTATTTCCGTACTCGGTTATGTAGTTTTGATCTAGAGATTGGAGTCTTTGTTTAACAGAGTTGTTCTCTGTTTGAACTGTTTGAGCGTAACGTAACGCTTCTTCTCGTTCTCTTTCAGCCTCTTTAGCCCGCTTTGTAAGCTGGTTTATGCGTTTTTGAACGCTTTGGCTGTATTTTTCGTGCTCATCTTCACTAGTTTCTTCTACCTCTACCTCTGGTTCCGCACTTGCTTCAGTGCTGGGGGTAGGTTCAATCTCTACTTCTTGAGCTTCTTCCGTAAATTCTAGCTCTACTTGACCGTCATCGGCCTCGTGAGCAGGTTTTGCTTCACTCATTTGCATGTCCCTTAGTTATGGTGAATATCAGTAGGGTCAAGGATTGTGGCTAGGATCTCATCATCGTTCAAAATCCTAACCTCGCTGCCAAATCTAGCAGCGTCTTCTCCGTTTAAACGGAACCTAGATCCAGCGTAACGCGCAAAGATCACCCATTGTCGCTCTTCGCACCAACCGCCTTGTGGGTATTTTTCGCTGTCTTTGTATGCATCAGGACCTAGACGAAGCACGTATCCAACGTTTGTTTGAATAGCGTCTTCTTCCAAAGTCTTGGTGTTTAGTAAGATACCCCCCTTACTTTTTCGAGAAGCACGGAAGGGCATAATCAATATGCGCCAACCCGTGGGCTGGGGTAGTCGTTCAATTGCAGATTTTTCAATCAGAGAAGGGTCTAGCACGCGTTCCTCTTCCGGAACGTATACCTTAGATAAATCCAAGGTTTCTTTAACTTCAGACATCCATCATTTCCTGTTTGTCTAGCATTTCAGAAAGCTCTACGAGAACGTAATCGCATGCGCGAATTTCCCCCATACACTCCCTGTAATGTTCCATATCTTTAATCCCGCCTTCCGACATTAGCTCGGTAATTTGGGCCTTGCGATCCAGCAGCGTCTTTCGGACATACTGCACAATATCGATACCGTCCAATCTAAGTGTCCTTAATTATCCGACGATATCTCATATTCTCGCGTCTTTGGCACAGGAAATCAACGACCGTTATAGGTCACCTTGTGTATTTTGTTGCTTGAGCAACTCTCTTTGCATGCCCGCATCAATACGAGCCGCCGTCTGGTTTTCTTGGCTTTGTAGCCGTTGTTGGAACTGAGCCTCACGCTGCGCAAGCTTTTGGCGCTCTAGCTCAAGCTCTTGTTGCTCCATAGCCATGTCGTTTTGTTCTTGCTGCGACTTCAACTGAAGTTCTTGTTGTTTCAACTGAACAAGAGGATCTGGTCCTTGTTGCGGCTGTCCTGCTTGCTGTACTTGCTGACCAAGCTGCACTACTTGCTGCATGATCGTCGCAACGTTTTGAGCGACCAAAGATTGATACTGCTCATTATTAGCAGGGTCAACTAGCGCAACGTTCGGGTTTTGCTGCATAAACGCCTGCTCCGCCTGCTCCTCTGCCATTAACTGAACGTGATTCAAAATGTGCTTCTGTATGGCAGCAACTACTTGAGGCAGTGAGGACGCAATACCACCTGTAACAAAGATTAAGTGGGCTTGGATATGCGCCATGTGGTTCTGGCCCCGGAATGCCTGTAACGCCACGTTATTCAGCGCGTCCATGTTTTCCTGTGCGGGGTCCTTCGGAGAAATCTCGTTTGGCGTATCCGCCCGCAAGATCATGTCAGAGTTCTTAACGCCCAACGCGTCGTACACTCGGCGATACACTTCGGGAATGTTATGTATCTCAGGAGCCTGCATAGCCATCTGTAACTCAGTCTGAGCCAAAGCAATTCGCTGACTTTGAGAAAAAATGTTCGGATCAGATACGGGAAGAACGTCTACCCTATCGTCAAAGTCCTTGGCCTTAACCGTAGACTCTGCGCCCGGCACCTCATACGGATAGACCGGAGGTAAACTTTCTTTCATTACACGAGCCAAGATCTTGAACTCAATCTTCATGGCGTAATGTAGCCGCTTATGGACAGCACTCATTACACGAGTGCCCTGCTCAATCATAGCTATCGTAGTGCCGACAGCCGCGTTTGGATTGGCGTCACCCACTTTCATGTCAGTGATGGTGGCGAAACGCTGCGCAGCGTCCACTACAAAGCCCAGTAGCTGGAAAAGCGTGCCATCTGGGCCTTTGAACGGCAGCGGCATCAAACTGTCTCTAATCTGCCCTCCGGGCGCGTCAACGTCTCTAAATTCACCCGGTTGTAGCGGCGAATCATCGTCCCTGATCCGCAGGCCGCGAGCCTTGAATCCAGCAGGGAGGTTAGAAAGCGTACCCGCATCAATCAATTGACGCAGTGCGGCAGTCGCGGTTCGCGATAAACCGCCGATTGTGTGAATCAAACCAAGGCCGTAAAACCCAAATCCGGGCAAAAACTTGTAATGAACAAAGTATTGGATCTTTGTAGTTAAGGGATCTTCTTCCTCATAATTACGCCGAATAGCCAATATTTTGCTGTTTTCTTCGCTAATAGTGACGATATACGGCACTTTTATGCCTGTTTCTTCACCATCTTCATCTTTGTTTTCATAGCCGGGAAGATCTAAATCCGCATGAAACTCCAACAGAGTGCAGTCGTAATCGATGCTTGAAGCACTTACACCGTCAATATGATCGATTTCATCCGAAATACTGCTGCTGGATGCCTGCGACGGTAAAACAGGAACATCGCGGTAAAAACCAGAGATCTGCTGCTTACGAAGATCATTCAAGGACGTGCGAACAACGTGTGTAATACACGGGCAGGTAGCCAGATCCGATGTTTCATAAGGCACAACCAAGTGCTCTGCCGGTACGAATTTACT